ACTGGTCTGGAGATTACCACACAGAAACAGAAGAATTTACAGGAGAAACATCGGTTGCAGGACCAGGAAGTAATATTACAACATCATAACTTGACTTATAACCGACAATGGTTATATTAAGATTATTCAATGAAAGGGATATATAATGACTGAAAAAAGAAACATACATGCACTAATAGAAAAAGAAGCTCCTAGCTTAAATAATTTACTTGACCCAAATGATGTCAAGGAATTTAAAGAAATGACATCTGAACTTAGAGATACTTGGACTAAGAAACAAGTCTTTAGAACAGAAACAGAAATGAGAATGTCTGTATTACAGGATGCAAAGTATCCAACAAAAGCTTCTAAGTATTGGCAATGTGTTAGAGAACAAAACGTATTCCTAGAAAACTTAATGAGTCTATCATTTGATGCTAGACGTAATGAAGTTAAACTTAAAAAATTAAAACAAAAATTAGAGACTGAAGAAGATCCATTAAAAAGAGAACTACTTCAAATAGACATAGATGAAAAAACTTATTCCGTTGCTAACATGCAGTTAGTGGCACGTGATAGAATGAGAGAGATTAAATTATGGTCAACTCTTAAAAAAGAATTTAACGATGGTTCGTTTGATGACAAAGATGTTAACAGACACCAACTAGATTCTTATGCATTAATTATGAAAAACAAAGCAGAGACATTAACATCAGGCTCAAGTCAACCTGAAGTGTTTAATGTACTTGGACAATTACAAACGATAGAAAGAGTTAAAAAATCAGGAGAAATGATTTACAACAAGAAAGAACAATTGACCAATGACCTCGGAGCCAAAGACAAGTAAACAGCTTTTCTTTTTAATAGCACAACCTAGATCTGGTAATACTTTATTTACAAGTATTATGAATCAAAATCCAGAAATAGCCTGCACACCTAACTCTATTACATTTTTACTTAAACAAACGGATGTGTTTCAAAACTATCCAGATCATAAATCTTTAGATAATGTATTAGATGTCGTGTACGATACTTATTACAAAGATTGGCCACAACCAATAATCATTGATCGTGGACCTGTAATGACTGAAGGCAATTTGTATTTAATGAAAAAACATTTTAAAAAACCTTTTAAATGTATTGTATTACTTAGAGATACCGTAGATGTGTTAGCTAGTTATATGAAATGGTATACAGAAAATCCTGACGCATTTGTTAATAAATTTAATTTAAATACAGATGAAGAAAAATTAAGTATGATTATGAATAAAGATGGTGCTGTTGCAAAAGAATTAGAGGCAATTAAAAATTCATATAAATATCAAGATATGTGTCACTATATAAAATATGATGATATGGTATCTAATCCAGAAAAAATATTTATTGATCTATATCAATTCTTAGGTATCAAACCATTTAAACATAGCTTTCAAGACTTGAAACAAGTAGAAGTTAATGGTATGAAATATGACGATACTATCGTAGGAAAGAATATGCATAACATAAGATCAGTAGTTAGAAAGGTAAACAATCCTTACATAGATAAAATACCAGAAAGGATTAGACAGAAATATGGACACATCAGATTTTAATTTTATATTTTTAGGTCAGTCGGTATTAAAATATCAAGTACCTCTTGATGTATATAATACTATTAACCATATTTACGAAACAAAATATCCTGAACTTAAACCTGCTAATAAACAGTTAGTAGGTAAGATTGAAAAAGAACATAGTTTATTTTTTAATGGTGAAGACAGTCCTAAAATGACTAAACATAATCATTTACCTAATGACGTAATGCAATGGTTTGAACAAAAGTTTAGACATTATTTAGAATGGAATAAGGTAAGAGAATATAATATGCATTTTAATTCTGTATGGGTTAACACTATGTTTGAAAACGAATACAATCCAGTGCACGTGCATCAAGGAACATTGTTTACAGGGTTGTCTTCTGTAATGGTTTTAAAATTACCAGAGTCTTATGGTGTAGAATACTCAGCACCAAATCAACCACAAAATGGTAGATTACAAATATTAGGTTCAACTAACGGACACTTTGCGAATGTAGACTATCAACCAAATATTAAAGAAAGAGACTTTTATATATTTCCCTATGACATGAGACATTGTGTTTATCCTTTTAATGGACCAGGATATAGAAGAACACTTGCTGCAAATATGGATGTGCAGTATGACCCAATTAGAAATAGAGGAGTAAGTTAATGTACGAAAATAGACACATCACAGAACCTAAATGGAAGAGTTGGATAATTCAAACAACCACACCATTATTTACACCCGATCAATGTCAACAAATTATTGCATCAGGTAGAGCACAAAAACCACAAACAGCACAAGTTGGTATGGGTAAACCTGGTGGCGGCACAGATACAAAGAAAAGAGTTACAACAATATCATGGATACCTTTTAAAGAAATGGAACACATGTATCGTGATCTTAATAATTTTATACAAAAAGCAAATGAAAACCATTTTGGTTTTGGTGATATACAAGTAACAGAACAAGCTCAATTTACAGAATATCCCGAAGGTGGGTTCTATGATTGGCATATGGATTGTGATGTGAACATGCAACATGAACCACCTGTAAGAAAAATATCAATGACGTTGTTGTTAAATGATCCATCAGAGTTTGAAGGTGGAGATTTAGAACTAATGGCACCAGGTAAGTTTGCAGAACTTAAACAAGGACACGCTATTGTATTTGCATCATTTTTAAATCACAGAGTTAATCCAGTAACTAGAGGTATGAGACAATCTTTAGTTTGTTGGTTTGGAGGCAAACCTTTTAGATGATTGCTGAAGGATTTTTTCCCACACTTATATATGCAGAGGATGTTAACTTAAATAATCAACAATTAGCTAACGATATTATTGCTTGGTCTAAACAAAACTCAGGTGTTAAAAAAACAAATGTTAATGGTTGGCATAGTGAAACTAATATGCATGAGTTACCACAATTTAAACCTTTAGTAGATGAGTTATTTAAAATGCAACACCAAGTATTTAAAGAAGAATGGTTAGATAGAGAACCAAGATTAGGTAATATGTGGGCTAACATAAATTATAAAGGTGGTTACAACAGACCACATATACATCCCAATAGTTTATTTAGCGGTGTATACTATGTAAAATCACAGCCTAATTCAGGTAAACTTGTATGTAATGATCCAAGACCAGGTATACAAACAAATATGCCTACAAGAGTTAAAGGACAACCTCCAAAACATTTGTGGAGAGAAATACATTTAGATCCAAAAGAAGGTAGAATACTTATGTTTCCTTCTTGGTTATGGCATTGTGTTGAACCTAATGAATCAAATGATATAAGGATATCAGTAAGTTTTAATTTTATACAAAATGGCTTTCAATAAATATCAAGTAATCAAAGGTGCAGTTAGCTATGAATTAGCTAATTTTATTTTTAACTATTTTTTACTCAAACGAGATGCAGTTAAATGGATGTATGATAACAACATTACTTATGACAATGGTATGCTTGGTACATGGACCGATAAGCAAATACCCAATACTTTCTCATGTTATGCTGATAATGTAATGGAAACTTTACTTGTTAAAGTATTACCAGTAATGCAACAAGAAACCGGCCTAGATCTATGTCCTACTTATTCCTATGCAAGATTATATAAACATGGCGACGAATTAAAAAGACACAAAGATAGACCTAGTTGTGAAATATCAACTACCATAAATTTAGGTGGAGATCCATGGCCTATATTTATAGACGGCACAGGTGCTGATAATGTTATAGATGAATATAAAAATATACATAAACCCGATGCTCCTAAAGGCACAAAAGTCCTGCTTGAAGTTGGCGATATGCTAGTATATAGTGGATGTGAATTAGAGCATTGGAGAGAACCTTTTGAAGGAACTACTTGCGGACAAGTATTTCTTCATTATAACCATGTAAATGGTCCTTTTGCTGAAAAGAACAGGTTCGACAGAAGGCCAATGTTAGGTGTTCCACCAATAAGGAATACATAAATGGAGTTATATGTTACAAAAATTAGGGTTCTTACCAGGGTTTAATAAACAAGTCACATCAACAGGTGCGGAGTCTCAATGGATAGATGGAGAAAATGTACGTTTTAGATATGGTACTCCTGAAAAAATAGGTGGCTGGCAACAATTAGGTGAGTCTAAACTTACTGGAGTTGCAAGAGGTTTACATCATTTTGTAAACAAAGCTTCAACAAAATTTGCAGCAATAGGCACAAACAGGATTTTATATGTATACTCTGGAGGAGTGTACTACGACATACACCCACTAGTTAATCCATCAGGCACGACTATATCAAATTGTTTTACAACAACTAATGGATCTCCAACCGTTACTATTACTTTTCCAGGAACCCATACTTTTGTAGCAGGAGATATTATAACGTTTAGTGATTTTTCAACTGCAACTAATTCTAATTACGCAGCAGCAGATTTTGATGATATAAAATACATGGTAACTAGTGTACCAACTCCTACTACTTTAACTATTACAATGGATAGTAATGAGTCGGGTTCAGGTGCAACTACATCTGGAAGTGTTAAGTATTATCAATACTATCACGTTGGACCCGCTGAACAAATTGGAGCTTTTGGTTGGGGTATATCATTATGGGGCGGTAATATTTTAGGGTCACTAACAACAACTTTAAATGGAGCATTATTAAATGACACTGCTGGTACCGGTGGATCAGGAACTAGTATTACACTTACTAGCACAACAGGTTTTCCGTCATCCGGTACAAACTATATTCAAGTAGGTAGTGAAGAAATTTCATACACAGGTATAACAGGAAATAATTTAACAGGTATTACAAGAGCTGCACGAGGATCAACGAGAGCTGCACACAGTAATGGTGCAACTGTAACCAATACATCTAGCTGGACTGGATGGGGATCAGCTGCAGCCAACACTGACTCAGTAACAGATCCTGGTCTATGGTCCTTGGACAATTTAGGTTCGACACTTATTGCATTAATACATAACGGAGAATGTTTTGAATGGGATGGTGATGCAACTAATGCAACATCAACAAGAGCTACAATTATATCAGGTGCACCGACAGCGTCACGTGATATGTTAGTATCTACTCCTGATCGTCACTTAGTTTTTTTTGGAACAGAAACAACTATTGGTGACAAGACTACTCAAGATGATATGTTTATAAGATTCTCGTCTCAAGAAAATATAAATGACTATACACCTACCGCTGAAAATACTGCTGGTACACAAAGACTGGCCGCCGGATCACGGATCATAGGAGCTAAACTAGGTAGAAATGCAATTTATATTTGGACTGATACATCATTATTTACTATGCGTTTTGTAGGTCAACCTTTTACATTTGCATTTGAACAAGTTGGAACTAACTGTGGATTGATTGGTATGAATGCAGCAGTAGAAGTTGATGGTGCTGCGTATTGGATGTCTGACAACGGGTTCTTTAGATTTGCGGGTAAGTTAGAATCTATGGACTGTTTAGTTGAAGACTATGTTTATGATGATCTTAACACAACCTCTAACCAATTAGTTTATTGTGGTATTAATAACTTGTTTGGGGAAATTACTTGGTTTTATCCAACGTCTACATCAAATGTAAATACTAGATCTGTTACATATAGTTATTTAGATTCAACATCAAAACGACCTATATGGTTTACTAATGCAAGTAGTCTATATCCTAGAACAACATGGGAAGA